AATTGGAATGCTTATCTTACCATCTACAATATAGTCAGGAGTTGCTGTTGTATTTATATCAAATAAATTTTCTACACCTTTTTTGCTTTTAATTTCACTTGGGTAATCTGGACTTGGACTATTTGGTATGAATTTTTCAAAAGGAATTACTTCTGTTCCTTCATTTAACATGTAATAAAATTTAGTATTATTATATGTAAGATTTGCCGCCCACCAAACATGGATATATTCGATAGTTTCATCAACATCCGTTAATTTATATGCTCTCTGCGAACCATCAGCGTATGGATAGTTATATGTTCCTATTGCAGTTTTGTCTGCTGTACAAAACGTAAATGATGTTGCATCAAGGTTATCACCTTCACCACTAAGAGCATATATATAATCACCAGATACTTTTGTTGGATTTATAGGTATATCAAAATAACCTGTGGAAGTTGTAGAACCGTTAAACACTATAACTCCATCTTCTATTGATACAGTTAAGTTACCATTGGTCCAAGTATATCCTTCTGGAAGACCTAATATATTGTTTCCTTGTACACTTGTTTCTTGTTCGCTCTTACCTTCTACAGTAAATTCAAGCAACTTTTCTCCTGCACAATCTGGTAATGATAATTGACCATTTCCTTCAGATTCTAAAACTGGATTTAATCCTTGAATAGATGATGAGTGACTTTGAACTGTTTGACTAATTAGATCTGTTCGTTGAATTTCCTCTGATAATGATTGAGAAATTAAATGTTTATTTCCGTCTTCATCTACGTAGTATTTATTATCTTCTACTGTTTGTGATATTTCATCTAATCCTTCTTTAATAATTGTTACTTGTCCACTTACTATAGTAAGTTTTCCATCTACTTCTTTTGCTAAAGTATCATCTGTATATTTTGTCGCAATTATAAAATCTCCATCTTCATAAACATTATCTTTTTCTTTAGCAATTTGACATATGTATATTTCTTGATTATTAAACCATAAATCACCATTATCATAAGGTGGTATTGGTGTTGCAACAAATACTCTTCGTTTTTTATCTGCAGTGTCTTGTGCAGCATTTGCTAAAGCTAAAGCTTCAGTGACATCTGAATCAGTTATTTTTATCCAAGTATATATATTTTCTTGCAATGCAAATCTATAAGCATATCCTGTATCTTGATCATAATATAAATCGCCTAAATGTTTTATTTTATCTTCATCTGTTACCCATTCATTTGACGGATAACTATCTAAAGTTGGAATACCAACAAAAAACCAAGTAGTGATATTCCCATCTACTTGGTCTTGTAAGTTTTCCAATGAATTGGTTGCAATTTTAACAAAATCAGACAACTCTTTATCGATTTTAGTCAATCCATTATTATGAACTTCTATTGCCTTTTTATTTTTAGCAATTCTATCAAAATCATATTTTCTAAGTAGTTGTTCAACTGTATAGAGTTTCATTTTATCTTGATTACCAGCCATTACCATCCAACCCTTCCATTTTTATATACTGTATATCCTGTTTTGGAATAAATTTTTCTTTTTTCTTCTGCAGTTAAATTTAAATTATTTATGTAATTAAACACATCCTTACGTGCTGAATTTTCACTAATTCCTTTAAAATCACCTGTATTAATTGAGTAACCTTTTAAATATGTCAATAATAATTTTTGAGTAACTGTTGTATTAGAAATTTTTGCTATTTCTTTTAAAACTTTTTTCTTTTTACTTCCACTAATTGTAGCACTTTCTTTATTACTCTTAGTGTCTTCAGCCGCTTCTATACCGGTCGTATTAAGTTCTAATTCTAAATAAGAATTAATTGGTATCTTAGAATTTAAAATAATATCTAGTGTTTTCTCTGATGAATAGTATTTTTGATAAATATATGCTTTTTGCTCATCTTCAAAATTAGTATTCATAACAGTCTTAATTATTTCTTCCTTAATTTTATTATTTGCATAATTTTCATTTGACTTAATGTTATTTATTTCTTTAATTGTTTTCACATATTGAGTTGTAGGAATATTTAATTCTTTTATTACTTTTAATAATTCAGTCTTTCCATCTCTATCTAATGAATAATAATATTTATATACTTCTTCATTTTGATCTATTTTTTTTAATTCACTAACAGTTACAGGATTATCAGTATTAGATATTGATGATAAAAGATAATTCTTTTCTTTATCAGTAATATCACTATTCATGATTTTAAATGCTCTTTTGCCGGATGCACTTCCATTGATTGATTTGCCACTAGAATCTTTATCGGCTTTTATTTCCATAATATCACTTAAATGTTTTCTATATTTTCTAAATTCTTTTATCGAAATATTTAATTCTCTATATTCTGCTTGTTGTTTCTCAGTTAATGGTAAATATCCATTTTCAAAATAATCTCTAGCTTCTTCACTAGCATATTGTCCAAATAATGCCGCTTGAACTTTAGAAGCAGTATCTTCTTTTACTGGAAATCTAAGTTTTCCGCTCGAAGTATAGCTTCCTTTTATATCTTTATCAGAACTATACATTGATAATCCTTCTATTGTCTTTTTGGCTTGTCCACCACCTGTAGGCGGTAATAAATATGTCAACGGTTTTTTTAATTCAGTTCCTAAATCTGAATCTCCTTTTAATACTGCTTCCATATTTGGAATTGCACTAGAAAGAGGAATTCTTCCTCCACCAGTAAAAGTACTAATAAATGGTAAATTATCTACCAATTCGTCAAAGAAATTTCCAGCTATGTCACCAATAGTTTTGTCTTCATCTTCTAATCCATTAAAAGCTTCTAATAACATATTTAGCACATCAAAAGCGGGTCTTCTACCAACAATTTTTTCATATTCATTATTAAACAAAAATGCAAAAGCCATTAATTGTCCTAATACAAAAGTCGCTCCTATAGCATTATAAGTACTTGGTGAAGTTTTTGATAAAATAGAATTACTATCTTTTGCATAATTCTCATGAAAAGTATCATAAAACATACTATCTATTTGATTATTAACTTCTAATTGAAATTGAGTTACTAACCCTAGCATTTGTGAATTAAAAATATTCGGCATATCTCCTTTTCCGCGTCCAGCCATCAATCTATCTGCAAACTTATCAGCTTGCTTAATAGCTTCTGAATCTGAATAACCTTTTTGGATATATTCATAATATTTTCCTCTAACAATTTGATTTGCAGTAAAATAATCAGTAGCACTCATAAATATTTGACCTGCATTGCTAAGTTTTTGCCATGCAGTTTTACTGATTGAATCACTTCCGAATCTTGTTGTTAAAAAATTACTTTTATTTATGAAACCATCATTTTTAAAAATATTTTTTACTGTATCTATTGTTCCTTTAAAAAATGCTGCCTTATTAGTTTTTGCTATACCTTGTGTTCCAGATATAAAGTTTGTTAATGCAGAACCAATATTAAAACCAGTCATATTTGAACCGACTTGTTTTTTCCCAAATTGAAGATATTTATATATTTTTCTTCCAAATAAACTTTCAATACTTCTATCCATCTTAGATTTTTTACCAGCCAAAACATTTGTATATTCTTGAAGCCATGATACATATTCTGATAGATGATTCGAATTAATTTTTTCTATTCTCTTATTATATTCATCTTTTATTGGAATTAATTCTTCTTTTGTTAAATCTGCATATTCTGATAATCCATTCTGCTTACCATAAGTATCTCTAAGGTATTTTTCTAAAGTTCTTAACCTTTGAATATTATCTGTATGATATAAAATATTTGATGAATTTTCTAAATATCTATCAATTCCAGTAATTGCATCATACGTTGTTTTCATACCTTCTCTATGCATAGCATTTGCAAAAAATTGTTTTCCAGGTCTGAATTCATCTGTCACACCATTTATATCTGTAGGCAGATCATTTACTTTAGTTGGTATTCCAATTTGACTAAATAAATCATTTAGTTCTTCAAAATGCATAAAATAATCTTCTCTTGCAGGAATTGGATCATAACCATTTTTTTCAAGAATAGAATTAATATCTTTTAAATAATTATCATATTTGTTTCGAATAACTTGAGCTGCTTTTTTTACTTTAGTTCTTCGATTATCGTCAGGAATATCTCTTATCAACATTGCTTCAGAATAAGGAACTACTTCACCAGAATCATTTACATATTTCTTTTCTCCCCATTTTTGAACAGCTTCACTTTCTTTTGATCTAGGTTTGATATCTAATAATTTAATATCATCTCTTTCTGAATTTAAGAATCTAATTCTTTCACTTTCACTATCTTTTATTGGATAGAAGAATTTTTCATTAACTTCACTACCTACTTTTTTACCAAAGATCTTTTCATTAAGTCGTATTGGAGTATTTCTATTCATCATAACTTTACTTATATTTTTAGCATCATCGAAATTAATGTTATATAAATCTGTTTCTTTGGCATATTCATCTTGAACTTGTTTTCTAGTTTTTTTACTATCCACATCATAACTTGACTCTTTAGTAGGATCTAACGGTATATTTAGTTTTTCTTTTCTATCATTTATTTCTTGTTGTAAAAATTCTCTATCAGCTTTTTTCATACCTTTAGTATTTATTTTTTGAAGTTGTTCTAATTGTCTTTGTAAATATTCTTTATCAGGCAATTTAATAGTTTTAGAAGTCTTCTTTTCTATTTTAGGTATATTTATTTCTTTTTTAGATGATGATTTAATATCATCTAAATAAGTTCTAGTTCCTGTTGCTTTAAAGTTATCTTCTAAATATTCTTGCCATGTTTGATTTTGTTTAGAATATCTTATATCATCATTAGAAGTAGGATTAATATTATCTACATTTTTAGCTTGATTAGAATTAAATATTACATACTCGCTAGAACTGTTATCATAATTATAAATGACACCATCATAACCATTTCTTTCTAATATTTCTCTAAATTTTCTTTGTTGTTTTACTTCGGTTAAAGGCATCATTTGATTTTTCAATGTATTATTCCATTTTAGAACATACTTAGGCATTCCCGTTTTTTCAATAAACAATTGCATTTTTTCTAATGTATTAATATCATTCCAATAAAAAGGTTTTTTTATGTCTAAATAAACTTCCATAGTTTTTCCCGAACCATCAGTTGCAACTTTGCCATTTTTTCTATTATAATAATCTGCATAAGATTTCTTTTGAGTAAAATAGAATCCTTTACCAAAAATGCCCTCATTGTTTGTATTTTTACCTATAAAATTATTATCAAATATAGTAAAATCATTATTTGTTCCGTGATACATAGTCAAAAGATTTCCTTTTTCATCCCTAACCTTACTATCTTTAAAATACTCTTGCTGTTCTTTTGTTAGCGTTCTTCCTTGATTGTCCATTGTGGAGTTTTCAATATGATCTTTATTATTTAAATATTCCTTAATTGTATCAAAATATTTTTGCTCTGCTTCTAAATCAAATCCATCAGAAGAGTCATAAACATCATATGAATCTAAAGAATTTCTAATATCTTCATCCGTTGGGTTAGTAATTCCTTCTTCATCTAAATATTGTTCAAAATACTTAATCATATCTTGTGTATTTTGCATTATCTTTGCTGCTTGATTTTCAAGTTGTTGTTCCAAAGAAAAAGAACTATTATTTAGTTCTTGTGTATTATTTATACTTTCTTGCATAGAATATTTGGTAGATGATGTACCAATATTGACATTTTGTGTATTTTGTGGTACATTATTTGCAACGGAAGCACTATTCGGCCTTTGAGCCATTAATGTAGTGTTTCCATTTTTTTGTGCCATATTTTGCATTTTACCTATATTATATATAGTGTTAATATTTCCATTTTTACCAACCGACATTGTTATTTTATAATAATCACCATTGTAATCTTCAAAATATGCTGTTCTGTAATTAAATCCATCTTTTGCGAATGAATGGTTTTTTAAATCAGGAACAATCTTTTTCCCTCTCTTTGAAACTTCAGCTAGTTCATCTATATGAGTTTCGGCAGTAAGTTTAGTAAATAATTCATTGTCATTTAGCTTTCTTTTTGTTCCGTCTGCCATAGTAACTTCATTTCTAAATTTTGCTTTTCCAGCAGTATTTTTAGTTATAGTTAATATGTCACCATCTTGCGCAATTACATTTACATCTTTATTGTTTCTTATACTATCATTAATATAATTTTCAACTTGTTGTTGCCATAATTTTGGATTATTACCAGTTATAACTTGTCTGTCAGCTTGAACATAACTACCTTTTGAATTTTGTTTTATTGCTAAATTAGTCGTATTATTTAATTCATTACTACTTCTATATGCTTGTTCCCATTTATATTGTAGATCTTCTATGAATTGATTTTGATTTTTGTACCCTGTAAATTGATGCCATAAATATTTTATTTCATTATAAATTCTTTTAAATAAATTAGGATTTTCCATTGATAAATTATTTATAAATTCTTGATTACCAAATAATTGTCCTGCCACATCTGACATAGCTTCTTCAGTTAACTCATTTGTATTATAGTTTTTTAATATACTTTGTAGTGACGATTCAAATTGAGGATTACTTTCTCTATAGTTTTGCACTATTTTTCTCATTGAATCTGTTCCTATAGCATGAGTTAATTCATGAATTGCTATAAATTCTCCTGCTCTAGTCGAATTAGGATTAATAGTTATAATGCCATTTTCATATTTACCATTTGCAATTCTACCTTGACTATCAGTTAAATTTGATTCAAATCTTATTTCTACATTCTTGTCAGCGATGATTTTTTCTAACATGTTAATATAGTTATTTGTTTGCTCTGAATTATTGAAATTTGCAAGAACTGCCGATTGTCTTAAATTATTAATTTTCTGATTATCACTCGATTGATATTGATATTTTGCTTGTGGAAGTTTAATATTTCGATTTATTGCGGTGTTATTTTGAGAGTTTTGCAATAAAATAATATCATTTGATGTTTGTTTCTCATTTGTGGAAGTATGGACTGTTTCTGACTGAATTTTAATATCATTTGATACTGGTAATACATTTTTATTCTGATTTCTTATGGCATTATTTATATTATTAATGTTAGAAGGTGCTTCTAATATTCCGCCTGAAACTGCTCCTACAATAAAGCTTTGCATTACATCATCCCAATTGACTTTATTATCTTTAGAATATGTAGCATTCTTTAAATATGGATTTAATGTTTCAGCTAAAGCTTCTTCGAAGCCTTCTCCTACTATCTTATAACCATATTGAGTTAATTCTTTTATAACACTATTATTTATTTTTTCTATACCTTTAGTTGCTAAATTATCTAAGCCTATTTTTTTAAGTGCTTGAACACCAGGAACTCCTCCTGTAATCCATTCTGTTGCAGTTTCTAAAGCTGCATTGCCGATACCATAAAGATTAGCTTGATTTCTTGTTGCTCCTTCTCTATAAGCATTATCAATTCCTGAACCATATGAATTTAATCCCATAAGTAAAGTTGAGCCAGTTTGTCCTGCTCCAGCATTACCCACCATAACACTAGGAAGCATATTACCAATGCTTCTTGCCACTTGACCTCCAAGATTATTACTTTTAATTAAAGAATTATTATCAAGATTTTCTTGAATTGTTTTTCCGTTACTTTGAACTTTATTATAGCCTAAAGTATTATCGATAAAATTTTGACTCATATCCTTTGATACAAGTTCTTTTGCTATTTCTTGCCCACTTTCAACATCACCTTTATATAATAAATGCATGAAAGGATTATATTTAGAACTTCCTATTTGAAATCCTACATCTACTATTCCTTCACCAAAATCAGTTATTCCTTTTCCTATTTCAATTGCTGTATTAAGTGCAGTTCCACCAATTTGTTTTAAAGTTGGAAAAGATAATGAACTACTTGTATCTTTTTCTCCAAAAACTTTTAAATTTTTGTTTACATCTTGTGTTGGAAAAGATAAACCACCTGTTTTTTTTATTGGCAAAGATACTGATGTGGAATTTATTTTTGGTTCACCTGCAATATTGTTATCCGTGATATTTATTTTCTTCTTTTTAGAATAAGTATTTAATTTTAAACCACCTGTATCTTCATTTAAATTTCCTAAATTTAATGCCATATTAAGTACCTCATTTCATTTGACTAGTTACATCAATATAAGAATTTTGAGATCCATCCCAAATATAATATTTTCCATTTGTTGACCATAATTTTTGATTATCAATATTAGCTCCAGTTTTTCCTGTATTTCCTGTGCCAAAATAGTCACTTACCTTACCTACTGATTTCAATTTATTCCCTCCTACATTGTCAGGTTGATATTTAATACCATTTGAATCTTCAGTATTGAAAACACCATATTGTGTATCAGGATTTATATTTCCGCTATAATATTTAGTTTTAATTTGGGTTGTTGTATCTTTAACTTCATAACCATAATTATTGTTAATTGAAGAATATGTTTTAGCTTTGCTTAATGCATATTCTTTTTCCCAGTTGGCTTGTTGTTGTTGAGCTTGCCTTTTTTGTTCTTCTAATTGTTTAATTTGTAATTCATATTCTTTGGCATCTTTTTCTTTTAAATAGGCAATATTCTCATCAAATTGTCTAATATCTTCTTCATATTGTTGTTTTTGAAGCGCATAGTTTTGTTCATATTGGCGAATTGCTTCTGCTTGTTGTTTTTCTGTATTTATTTGATTCCATACAGTATCGTAACGTGTATTATATTCACTATCTAATGCTTGATTATTTGATAATTGATTTTGTTTTATTTGACTTGCGTTGTTAAATTCTTGTAATGCAGCATCTAATTGTTGTTGTAAAGCTTGTAATGCATATTGAGACTTAGTAGTATCTCTATTTAATTCAATTTCTTTAATTGCATTATCATATTGTTGAATTGCATTATTCATTGTTGATCTAGCTTGTGCAGTTCTATTTTGCTGCGCATTCCATGCTCTAGCTTTAGTTGTTTCGCTATACCCAGTATTATTTAACCCATTTTGCGCTTGTATTTCAGCTTGAGCACCATAAGGATTAATAAAATCATAATAAGCATTCTTACTAGCTATAGCCTCATTTTGAAACTCTTTTTCTGCTTTTACTTTATTTTGATTTTGTAATTCTGTTTGATAAGTTGCGTTTTTGTCTGCAATTTCATTTTGAGTAGTTTGCCAATTAGCTATATAATCTTTCTGTTGTTGCGCTAGTTGTGAATTACTATTTAATAATTCATCATACATTTGATTAGATTGATTTAATGCATTTTGTTTATCTGTTTCTACTTTTGCATATCTTTCTTCTTCTGTCATAAGTTCCTCCTACCTTTTGATATAACCTGCTACAAATCCTTGAAGCGTACATGAAAAAAGTCCAAATGGTTTATTTGAACTAAATTTTAATTGTATATCTTTAAATTTTTTATCTTTAATTCTATATGCTATATATCCTTTTTCATCAGAATATACATCTTTTTCTCTTAATTCACCATCTACAATTGTAGATACTAAGATATTGTCATTATTTTTCTTTTTTAAATTAGCTACATTACCTTTTTTATTTGTTGTCTTTATATATGCCTGATAACCAAAATCATCTTTAGAAGTAGTCCAAATACTCTCTATAGGCTTTTCATAATCTACATCACCTTCAAAAAGAAATAATTGTCCTTCTGCATTGCCTAAATACAAATTTCCTCTATATTCTGTAAAAAAGTTGATATTATATGGTAATTCAAAATAAAACCATTCATATTCTATGTTTCCACTAGTATTTTGGAATTTTTGTTTTGAATCTGCTAAATATATTTTAGAATCAACCAAACATAATAAATATCCTTTATATTCAACCACTTGTATTTTCTCATAATTTTCTTCACTCAATAATTTACTATCTATAAGTGAAGATCTATGACTTAAAACTTGTTCAGTATATAATTCACCGCTAATTCCTTCCAAACCTCTTTTTGAAAAGAAAACAATATCATCATTAAAATTTATTCCTGTTGATACGCATCCTACGTTAATATTTCCAGTAACAGATGGATATACTTTTTCATCAGAACCATTTAATGATGGAGTGTGATAAAAAACTCCTGTTGTATTTTGGTTTAACTCTTTAAATACCCATAAGACATTATTTCCAGGTATTATAGCTTTTATTGGAGCTAAATCTAATCCGTCTTCATAATAAGCTGTATCTCTTACATATCTAGGATCATTCAATTCAGAATGAAATAAAGCATTAGGATAATCTTGATTGCCAGCAAAGAAAATTCTATTATCAAATTCTGTTAATAAGTTGCACTTTTGAATTCTATCTGTATAATCATGATTTGTTTTCGAAAATGTAATAAATACATTGCTTTCGCCACTTTCTTTAGGCGCTGGTGGAGCTACTTTAAATGTTACCTTACCATTTACTCTATCTACAGTAAAATCCACACTTTCTATTTTAGTTTCTCCATCTACTGTTGCTTGAACTAAAAATTTACTTGCAGGATCTAAATCTATAGTATCTAAAAAATACTCTGTAGATATTCCGTCAGCAACAAACCCATTTTTTCTTTTGGGAGTCAATACATTTACAGGTTGATAATTTGTATCATAATCATCATTAATAACTTCCCCAGTTGGTTTTTTTCCTATTGAAGTAATAGGAATCGTTGGTACAACTTCTTTGCATTCTACACCATCAAATTCTAAATAATTAATACCATCCATAAAAAAGAAATTATTATTCCAAGTAAAATGAGATGATTTCTTAGGATTTAATCCTGTATATAATTCTTTAGTTATTACTGGTGTTTTAGGAAAATTTTCCCATTCAAGTAATTTTGTTCCAACATGTAATAAAACATGTATATAATCAATAACTTTATAAAAAAAGAGGCCATATATTTGATTATCAAACATGGCCATAAATTTCATTCCTGGTCTTGTCTCAATACAAGCACCATTGCTATCATCATAATTTTTAAACATATTTAAAGCATAAGGGCTTCTATAAGATTTAACTTCACTATTAGAGAAATCTACACCTGTAAAATTAGCATACTTTCTTGTAATAATATTATCTAGTGCCATTAAATATCTATCCCCCCTTCAGCAATAATTATTCCTGAAGTTTGTCTAGGATCAATCATTTGCTTCATCTCATTATATCTTTCGTAATAATATTTTCCATAATTACTAATCATATCATTTTTTAATAAATCAGCAGCAACACCATATGGCATTATTTCTAATACCTCTTGTGCTAATTCAAACTTATATTCCTCATCTATGCGTTTACTTGCTTCTTCTTCACTTTCATTTTCATCCGCAGTTATTATTACATTAATAAGGCTTGGATACTTGTAATAATAGATTGTAACTTTCTCTTCCATATCATCATCAAACTTTATTTCCATATCTCCTATTAACTCATATTTAGAAGTAGTAAGTTTATTCAATTGATAGCAATTCGGAATATCCTTTATTAAAAGAGTTTTATTTTCAGTAGTATCATATTCATACTTAGCAGGTATTTTTTTTAATCTTGCTAATTCATCTTGAATCTGATTTATTACTGAGTTTATTTTTGCTGATATATCAGGATCATCAGTCAAATATTCACTTTTTGGATTTACTTCTTCAATTAAAGATAATATTTTTATTTTTTGCTCTTTAAGTGTCATAAATTTTCACCTCTAATCTTCGGAACTATTATATATTTCTTGTATATCATTAATTTCTTTCTTTAAATCTTCTAAAGTTGTCATTCTTATTTCTGGAATTATAAATCCTTCTTCTTCACTCCATATAAGAATTGTATTTTCTGGTACCGTAACACTTATTTTTGATTCTTCAAGATAATTAAATTGTCCTGATGACGACTCCTTTTTAATATTAGTAGTAAGTGTTAAATTTTCAAAATGTTGTGTAATCGTTCCATCTTCTGTTTGTTCATCAAATATAGTATCTTTAGTCACTTTCTTTCCATATATTTGTTTTAAATTTGGCTCTATTGTGTAATATTCTAGTTTTTCCATTTCTTCCTCCTATTTTTCTATTGGACATAGGCAGTGGAATCGAACCACTAATTATTTCCTTTCCTATGATAAAAGAGAGGTTCTAACCTCTCTATAATTAAGCCTTTTGAGTTTTAATTACTACAATTTCTTTTTCTCTAACTAATTTTGCACCAAATGCATATAAAGCTTTAATTGCTTGTTCAAATCCATCTTCTGGTTCATAAGTTTTTGTTTTTCTTATTTGTTCAACGAAAGCAATAGCATGTTTAGTTCTTAAAATGTTGTATACATCAGTATCATCTGATGGTAACATATTTTCAATAGTTACTAATGCATTTCCATATCTACCTACTACACCTTTTTTAGCCATATCAACATTATTAGTTAAAACTTCTGTTAATGCTGGTCTAAATACTTTATGAAAAGATGGCGCAATTTCTAGCCAATATTCTTCTTGAACTTTACAATTATTTCCATATAATACTTCGAATCCATCTTCTACTAATTCAAGAGCATTACTTTTTGTTGCTTTAGCTGAAGGAGTTGCATGAATAGTACCATCAGTTACACCATCTTTTACAATAGTAGCAACATATTCATCACCTTTTTCAGATAATGCTAATGCACCTTCTTCTGCTGAAGATTCTAATGCTCCTGGTACTGTTTGAGCTTTAACAATGTCGTCAATACCAATATTGAAATAATGAAATTGATCAATTAATAATTCTTGAGATGTAGCAGATACTGCTTCTCTCTCAATTTTTTCTCCTGGTGTATATTTCTTTACAGTTGGTCTAACTGCATTTAAAATTATAACTTTATTTGCATTGGTTGCATCTTTATCGTATTTAAAATCACAATGGTTTCTTAATGAAGTAATTGTTTTTAAGGCTCTTTCGTAGGCTTTATGCCAAATTGTTTGTTTTGCTGTATCCATTAATAATCATTCCCTTCTTTTTAAACTTGTCCTGTCATGGACCTTCTAACAGCTTCCCATATTTCATCATTATCTAGCTCTTCTAAAGAAAGTGCGTCAATTTCATCTGATGAATATTTTTTTTCAACTTTTTCAGGAATATTATTTTTCATACTCCCTAATTTAGTCAAAGGTTTTTTAGGTTCAGTTTTTGAATACAAATTATAGATATTTTTTATATCTGTATTAGGATTGAATTGTTCAGCGAAGTCCTTAAATTCTTTAGAGTCTAATAATTTTGTATCAACTCCTATTGATTTAAGTTCTTTTTTTTGTTTTTCGTACTTTAAAGTACTTGCTAATTTTTCAAACATAGCTTGCTCTCTA